AAAATGATAGAAAATATTCCAAACGATAAGATTTTATTTTATATAGGATTCATTTTGTGGGTTACTGCAATCATTTACGCCAAAATGTAAAAAAATGCGGATCATTTTGAATATTATTGTCTATTTCAATGATATTAAATCTAGTATAAAGATTGTTTTCGTAGTTGTATTATACTCCATATCATAAAATACAATGGCGGAAGAAATTGATTTAGGTTCATTGGATTCCATGCCAACATTTACATTTGGTAAGTCGAGTAGTGGTGGTGGTGGTGGAAGCAGCAGTAGTGGAAGCAATTTTGGTGGCGGAATTGAATTGCTTATGAACAATAAATTTAAAGACGGTGAACGTAAAAATAGTGGTGGAGGTGGTGATATTGATCTCAGCGAACTTACTGCACTTGAAAATGAACTCAATGAACTCAGTAATGTATCAAAGCGTAGTGATATTGAAGAGAGAGAACGCAATAGTGGTGGCGGTGGTAGCTTTTTGGGTGGAATTTTTAACTTGACAAAGTCAGATGGTGATAACGGAAACAACAGTGGTGGTGGAGAAAGTGGCGGAATCAATTTAGGACAATCAACCTCGAATACGGACGGAGATAATCGCACATGGGATGGATATGGCAAGTTCAATAATATTCCAATGGATCCAGATGCGAATGTGGATCCAACACCTCAACTTTCGAAAGAAGAGATGTTGAAAGAGAAATTCAAACTTCTTCGAAAGTTGGAGGAACTTGAACAAAAGGGAGTTCAACTTACCAAACGATATTCCATGGATTCATCCTATGCTGAGATGAAGGGCGAATATGATACTCAAATGGAAGAGCGTGAGCGTCAAAATAGCGTGAAATTCCAAGGAAAGATGCTTCTCGCATGTATTACCGGTCTCGAGTTTTTAAACAATAAGTTTGACCCATTTGACCTGAAATTGGATGGATGGTCAGAACAGGTAAACGAGAATCTTAACGAATACGATGAAATATTTGGTGAACTTCATGAGAAATACAAATCCAAAGCAAAAATGTCGCCAGAGTTGAAACTTTTATTCCAATTAGGAGGAAGTGCAATTATGCTTCATATGACGAATACAATGTTCAAGTCAGCACTTCCAGGTATGGACGATATCATGCGCCAGAACCCCGAACTGATGCAACAGTTTACACAAGCAGCCGTTTCATCAATGTCGAATAATATGGGCGGTGGTGGCGGTGGCGGTGGCGGTGGCGGTGGCGGTCGAGGTTCCGGTTTCAGTAACTTTATGAGCGACATTATTGGTGGAAATGGTAGTATGGGACGTAACAATGACCCACCTCCGTATGCACAACAACGCCCCCCTCCTCCCCCCATCGCAACCAAGGGACCGGTTGCACCGCCTCCACCCATACGCCCTGGAGCAACGGCAATGCCAACGCCAATGTCGATGTCGGAACAGAAATCACGGCGTCCAGAGATGCGCGGTCCTTCTACCGACGTATCGGATATGATGTCCCGTCTTAAGACAAAGACGATTAACATTCAGCCATCGGGAGGAAGCAGTAGTAGCGCCCCCCAGTCTCAGTCAGAACAAGGAAACGCGACACTTCAGAACATTCTTTCCGGAATGACCGGTTCAATGTCATCTGGTGGTGATGATATCTCACTTGAACCTACAATAATCAATGTATCTAATTTAGGTGATATTCCTCAAGATTCGACTCCACACAAGTCAAAAAGACGTCCAAGATCAGAGAAGAATACAGTGAGCATGGACCTTTGAGTAATTCTTCGTTATAGAAACTTACAAATGCAAATGAATATAAACATTATGTCACTACTACATATACTAAACGATAATAGTTACATAATGTCGGCATCTACTCAATTTAAATCAATTTGTACACAAAATGACATGAGACTTGGTAAAAATCCAACAATGAAATTATTTACATTAGAATACAATTATAATAATCCAAATTTTGATATCGTTTCACTTCTGAATATAAACATTAACAAGTTGCTTTATGAAGTGAATAAAGATATTATTGATGAAGTTGACATACAACCTCATCCGACCGATCCGTCAGAATATAATATTTTATATCAGTTCCGAGATATTGGCGGGGATTTAGGTGGGTTCAAGACATACATGTTCGTCAATACGAAAATATCGAAAAGATACGCAAGTAATGGTAATACTGAAGTCATATTCACAAGTAAAAGTGTTCCATATGATTACCATAGACAACTAGTCGAAAAAAAATACAAATTATTAGAATACCCTCTTTATATTCAAAAGTATATTTACCAAGAAGATTCTGCCACTTCATTACCAGTTTCAAATATACAAGTGCTTCATATGTTCAAACTTAAACCTGATAATGAAGCAGAACTTACAGTGGCAATGGAAAATGCAATTGGTATTCTTATTAAAAAAATGTATTTTCGGTTGAAAGTAGCGATTGAAAGTCTTCGTTCATAAATTATAATAAAAAATAATCTTTAGCGTAATATGTATTAGAATAATAGATATTATATACTTATACGACAACCATACAGGGAGAATTCTGAATTCAATATTGTTATGGATGAGTTGTTAAATGAGTATATCGAATATGAAAAAGAATTATTGAATAGCAATAATAAAGGAAATATTTACGATAAAGACACTGAGAATGAGCGTGAACGTGAAAAAGAAGAATATGACGATTATGTTGAACGAACAAATCAATATTATAATACAATGTCACTCCGTGATTTCTTTAACGCATTGTGGTTTACCATGTCATCATGCTACATTTGTTTAACTGAATATCTAAAATACAAAATCAGATGGAAGACGCGAACAAATGCAGTGATTGATGTTAGTAAACGCCTTGCAACGAAAAACATGATGTATGTAAAGATTTTCCAGGCTTTCGCAACAAACCGCAATATTGTATCAACCGAACTCAATCAGTTCTTCAGTGATTATACTGATAATGTCAGTTATACGCCGGAAGAATATGACGTTCATGAACTCAAAGAATTAGAGGCGAAATCGATGGAATGTTCACCGCATCTTCCACTTCGGATTATGAACAATTATACACCGATCAAATCTGGACTGATGTCACTTATTTTCAAAGCGTATATCGGTGAAACGGATGATACACCAGTTGTGATTAAATATCTTCGCAAAAATATTAGTAAAAACTTCAATTCATCAATGAATAATCTCGTGATGTTTGCAAAGATCACCAGATATTTTCCATACATCAGAACACTTAATGTAGAAAATCTAATTCTTCAGAATATTGTTTGTTTGAAGGACCAAGTATGCTTTCGGAAAGAACTTGCCAATATTACTACATACTACAATCGTTGGAAGAACTGTGAATTTGTCACAATACCAAAACCGTATCATGATTACACAGAAAAAATTAATACAGATGTAATAGTTATGGAATATGTCGATGGAATGAAAATTACGGAAATTGAACCAGATGATTATGACCATTTTGGAAAAGTGTTAGCAGCATTCAATGCAAACGCAGCATTTTCCAGTGCTATTTATCATGGTGATTTACATCCTGGTAATATATTGTTCATTAAAGAAAAACATCCACAAATAGAAGATACCAATGCATTCAAAACTATTTATAAAATTGGTATTCTTGATTTTGGAATTATCGGTAGACTCTCCTGCACAGACCAAGAAATATTATTCAAAGCATTAAAACTCATTTATCAAAGAAAGTTCCACAAAATTATTGACATTATTACCAGTTGTGAACTTTCAGAACCGATGAATACTACCGACAATAATTTATTATTTATTCCTCAAAAAAACACGGAGAAATACAAACAACTTCGCGAAGATCTGAAACGTGTTCTTATTGCATATACGACACCCGAGATAAAATTCTTCGGCGTATCTGAAATCTATGAAATTAACTACATCCTCAATAATTACGGACTTATGTTTAAACGGTCGCTGTATCGCCTCTTTATCACTGTGGCAATTATGGATTCAATTGGAACACGCCTTGGGACCAAAATGAGTTATATGCAATACATGACAGATATTGTTGTTGAAATATTTAATATTAAATTGAATGAGTCGGATACTGACGACGACGCTACTGAGGAAGAAGAGGAAGAAGAAGAAGAGGAATTACCCCAAATACAATAAATGTATATAAATCAATATTAAATACCTATTAATAATATTGATTACAGTAGGGTAAACTACATTTGGAAATGAAAATCGGAATCATTGGAAACGGTTTTGTAGGTAAAGCAACCCAGATCTTCGCAAAGAATTATTTTGCAAAAGACGAAAATGATACTACTGAGAGATACGAAGTATTACCAGACACAGCATCAACTCCGGCTAAACCAAATTCAATAAGAACATACTCAGCAAATCTTAGTGATGTGAATACCTACACCCCCCCAGTGAGCATAGTAGGAGGATGGCCTCCTCCATTCTTCAAACGCTTATTATTCAAACCCATCGAAGTCTATATTTATGACATACGCCCGGAAGCATGTCAACCGCCAGGTATGACACTTGAACAACTAGATAGTGAATGTGACCTTGTTTTCCTGTGTTTGCCGACACCACTCAATCATGATGGGTCATGTTATACAAAGATTCTTGAAGACACGATAAAAAAGTGTTCCAATCCATATAAAATTATTCGAAGCACAATACCCGTCGGATTTGCCGCCAAACATGGTTGTTATTTTATGCCAGAGTTTCTTACGGAAGCAAAATGGGAAAACGATTTTCGCAGCACGAAAGATTGGGTTGTAGGGATACCTACAAAGTCACAGATGATGGTTTCGCATGGAACACCCCCAAATGAAGAAAATGATAAGTTGATTGCGCAAAATTTATCGGAAATACAACATAACGAGTTCAAGTTGCGTATTACAAAACTAATCAAACGTAGTCATAAAAATAGCGCAATTGATTCACGGTCCATCGTATTCTGCGACACAAACGAAGCCGAAATGTTGAAACTCATGAAGAACTGCTTTCTTTCGGCAAAAGTAGGCTTGATGAACGAATTTTATGATTTTTGCTGCGCGACCCGTACCGATTATAATTCAGTCACTCGACTTGCAAAAAAAGATGAGCGTATGGGAACATCGCATTTTCAAGTTCCAGGACCGGATGGGCGTCGCGGGTTTGGAGGCACATGTTTTCCGAAAGATACACATAGTTTATACTGTCAGATGAACGCGCGTGGACTTGAACCGCAAATCTACCCAGCGATACTTGCACGAAATGATACACGAGACCGTTCAGAGCGTGAATGGTCCACTGACATATGGCGTACGACAATTCCTCTTCCAACCCCGGAATCAAAAGTTGTCGTTGTATTCACGGATGTTTCAGTGACACCTTCATCGAACTCAACGTACCTTGCAGATATTATCCGGAACAACCTTGTTAAGAATAATATTGTGATCGAAGTTGTGCGTAACCTGCTTGAGAGTAATGTCGTACATCCGATTACGGCGTCAGCAACATCCGCGAATCATCTCATCAAATATCACTACAACACGAATGCACCATTATTCTTTCCTCGAGTGGATGAATGCTATTACATCCCACACTCTAGTCATAGCACATACGAAACGATGCGCGAAGTATCATGCGTCATTGATTTATGGAACAATCATAAACAAATGACACTCTATGTGATAAAGAGACACATTTTACAATCAACCGCACTTGTAATAACAACAACGAATGAAGAATACGGCGAAAGTGGAACAGAAGGTTTTGACAGCGACATTGAGACGAATACGCACGCTACAACAATAACACTCGATTATTGTAAGATTATTGAGGAGTATTATCAGTCGAAGATTTCGAACCTACCGAAGCAGGGGCGGAAGCTGGTCGTGCTTTTTTGATTTCGCGTTTACTGTTATTACGGCTATTTCGCTTTCTTGTCATACGTTGTTTTTCTTTTGTAAATCTACGTCTGGTATTTATAATCTTGGATTTCATTCGCGGTTTCTTCCGAGTATGAGAACCACCTTTCCAATTATACGGTTGGATTGCATTTTTTGCTTTTCGACTGAAAACTGAAGGTGAAGGTTGTTGAGTTGATGGGCGAGGAACCGGTTGTGATCGTTCATCGTGTAAACCTCTAGCAGCTATAGCAGCTGAAATACCTTGTTGATCCAAGGAATCATTAATTTGACGGTTATCTCTAGTAAGGTTAGAAAGAAGTTTATAACTCCTTGTCATCTGAGTTGCCGGACGTGGCTGACTTATGTATATTGGAGTTACATTCGAAGGGTTACTTGCACTCACTGAAGATTGTTCTCCTCTTTCCGGAGATATACTTGGTAATGTAGTATTAACTGGTTGAACTTGATTCTTTTTAACTTTACCTGAAGAATTTCTAATTGGTACTGAATAACTTTGTGTATCTTCTGTTGGATGAACCTTATTACTGTTCTTTTGACCAAATAGAGAAATTGAACGTGGTTTATTTTGAGGATTATGTCCTGTATTTAATGATGAGTTCAGTTTTCTGGGGGAAATGGAATCATCTCTTGGTGAATCTGGTGGCGATACAGATGCGAAATTCTGAGGTTGCAACTTTGGGTTTATACCATTCAAAAGTCCCTTGTGACTTTCAATATTCACTCGTCTTTGAAAAGGAGGAACGCCCGGTTCAACCACTTCATCGTCTTCATTGCTACTATCTGAATCGCTACCTGGATTGCTTTGGCTAAGAGGAGGGTTAGGACTAACTGAACCACTACTATTTGTATTGATACTACTTTTTTTTTTTTGTTTATTTATTAATCGTTGCATTCTAAAATTCTCCGCTCGTCGTTGTTCAGGTGTCAACCATGGTTTATCATACGCTCTACTTGCGTTCGCTAATATTTCTAGTGATGGATCATGCGGTGGTTTACTGCGTGGTATAGAAACAGACCTTGGTTTTAATGATGACAATGATGACAATGATGACGACGAAGCTGATGAAACTGATGAAGCTGATGAAGCTGATGTTGATAATGATGACCTAGGACTATCACTATTTTCACAAAGCACTTTTCGTATACATGTCAACATATCTGACTCAGTATTTTCTATTGTATCTACATTATTTAATATAACTTGTTTGTATAAAATCTTACTACCATCTATACCATCAGGTATACTTTCTCCAAAATACGTACGGCCGTTAATAGAGACTGTAAAAATTTCATTATAAAGTAAAGTTCTTGTGCTGGACACCGCTTTTTCTTTATAGGTAGCTTCACTAGTAACATATCCAATTAATGAATCATATATTGCTGTAATAAATTCTTTGAATCTTATAAGATTATCACTACAATTGAAAGCAACTAATAACATCCAATTCAAATAATCGACATAATTGTTTACTGGTATATCTATACTGTTTTTTAAGTCAGGAAATAATTTTTTAAAAAACGTATAAAAAGTTACATTTCGTTTTGGTCCATCAATCCAACCCAATATTGCTCTTATTTGGTCGTTGTTAGTCATAATTTGAATACTATCATTCAGTTTACGTAAACGTTCAAAACGTTTTGTAATCGGTGTAGTATTTTTCTGACTGGTAGCAGTATTTGACAAAAAATCATATAATTCATTATACAATTCAACACACGAATCTAATTTATCTTGACCTAAAAGTGCAGTAGGTGAATACTCTTTTTTAATACGTCCATCAATATTTATTTGGTCGATTTTTAACGGTGTATTCGGTCCAGTCTTCATTTTTTCATCAACAAACAACATTAGTTGTTGCATTGATTTTTTACTTTTAACTGTTGTGGATGCTATTTTTAAATTATCTGGTATCTTCGTATCAAAA